ACAGATATTAGAAGCTGCTAATCAGAAAGATAAACAACGTAAAGGAATAGAATAATGGCATTTGATGTAAAGAAAATAAATCCGTTAGATAGACAGCCAAGAAAAGCTGTAGGTGTAAATCTACCTTTTTCTGGACAAGCTGTTTTTAATTCTAACTACTTTACTAAAGATGCAGTTAGAAATAACCTAATTAATTATTTTCTTACAGGGAGAGGTGAGAGATATATGAACCCATCTTTTGGTAGTGGACTACCTTCAGAACTATTCGAACAAATAACAGAAGATAAACTTAACTTCTTAAAGATTAAAATAAGACAAGAGTTAATGGACTATTTTCCAAAAGTTATTACTAATGATATATCTTTAATAGCAGATCCAGATAAAAACTCAATTGAATTCTATTTAAAATATAATATCTTAGATAGTAATATTGAAGATGAAGTAATTATTAATATTCAGCAATAATGGCCCAAGAAAGAGACATAAAATATATAAACAGGGATTTCAGTAATTTTAGAGAACAACTCGTAGAATTTGCTAAGAATTATTTCCCAGATACGTATAACGATTTTTCACCTACCTCCCCGGGTATGATGTTTATTGAGATGGCATCTTATGTGGGTGATGTACTCTCTTTTTACCAAGATACACAGCTACAAGAGACATTTTTACAACACGCTAAAGATCCTGCTAACCTGTACAACTTAGCATACATGATGGGGTACCGTCCTAAATCCACAAATGTATCAGAAGTAGAAATAGAAGTATCTCAAAGAGTTAACGCAGTAGCACCTAACTACTTACCTAACTGGAATCAAGCACTAGTAGTACAACCTAATACAAGATTACGAGCAACTACATTTGGTGACCCTAAATTTATTATAAACGATAAAATCGATTTTGCTTTCTCAAGCTCTTTAAACCCTACAGAAGTTAGAATAGAAAGTATTGCTAATGGGTATCCTGCAGAATATAAACTTACAAAAAAAGTAAATGCAATCTCAGGAGAGTTAAAACAAAGTACAAAAATAATAGGTGCATCTGAAAAGTTTCTTACGTTAACTATAGAAGATACTAACATAGTAGGCGTTTTAGATATTACCGATAGTGATGGAAACAACTGGTATGAAGTTCCTTTTTTAGGTCAAGATACAATATACGAAGAGCAAAGCAATACATCTTCTGATAAAAACCAAGTACCCAGTCTTCTAAGGTTGAAAAAAGTACCTAGACGTTTTGTAACTAGGCTAACCTCTCAAGGGAATTTACAGATCCAATTTGGAGCAGGTATAAACATAAGTGCTTCTGACGATGAAGTTTTTTTACCAGACCCTACTAATGTAGGAATAGGAACAAATCAAGGTATTAGTAGACTAGATTATGCTTTTGATCCTTCTAACTTTTTATTTTCAAAATCATACGGCATAGCACCGTCTAATACAACCCTAACTGTAAGGTACATAGTAGGAGGAGGAGTAGAATCAAACGTTCCTGCTAATAGTATAAACCAGGTAGAGTTAGTAACAGTAGCCGCACCAGATCAGAGTAAAGCAAATACACTAACCTTTAATAACCCTTTACCAGCAACCGGTGGACGAGACGGAGATTCAGTAGATGAACTGAGACAGAATAGTTTAAGAGCTTATTCAGAACAAAATCGAGCGGTAACTTTACAAGATTACGCAATCAGAAGCTTATCACTACCCCCACTATACGGTTCTGTATCTAAAGTTTATGTTACACAGGATCAATCTACAAATGCTAACCTACTAGGTGGAGCTTATGATTCAAATCCATTAGCATTATCTTTATATGTTTTAGCTTATAATTCAGAAAAACAAGTTACAATAGCTACTACAAATTTAAAACAAAATTTAAAAACTTATCTTTCTCAGTACATGTTATTAACAGATGCTGTAAATATAAAAGATGCTTTTATAGTTAACGTAGGGTTAAAATATGAAATTATAACATTACCTAATTACGTATCTAGAGATGTATTATTAGCATGTAATACAGTACTTATAGATTATTTTAATATCAGTAAATGGTCTATAAATCAACCTATTAATATATCAAGTATCTATACACTACTAGATAGAGTTAAAGGAGTACAGAGCGTAGAAAAGATTTATTTTGAAAATAAAGTAGGCGGCAACTACTCAGAATATGCATACGATATAAAAGGAGCAACAAGGGGTAATATGGTTTACCCTTCTTATGATCCTTGTATTTTTGAAATTAAATTTCCTGAAATAGATATTCAAGGACGAGTAACAACATTATAAAATGGCAATATATAGAATCTTCCCAGAAAAGGATACATTTATTTTTACTGAAGCAGTAACCGGTAATGCAGGTTTAGATGAGATAATCGAAATCGGTGGCTACCCTATCTCAGAAGTAGGTCAAACAGCAAGAGCATTGTTAAAATTTAATAGTACAGATATTGCAAATGTTGTAACAAACATTATAGGTAGTAATAACTACAGTGCGAGTATCCACTTAAGTTTAGCATCTGCTTACGAAATACCTACAGAGTACTCATTAAAAGCTTACCCGCTATACAATACATGGACTCAGGGAATAGGAAAGTATGGGGATTCACCAACCGATCAATCCGGTGCAAGTTGGGTATATAGATTAGGTAATGGAACCGGAAACTGGACATTACCCTCTAACACCATTACAATGCCAGCAGGAGTAGAAAGTTCATACAATGCTACATATATCGGAGGTGGTAGCTGGTATACAGGATCTGCAGGAGTAAATTACGAAAGTACTCAATTACAGGAACTAAATTCAAATAATGATATTCATATAAACGTAACTAATGGAGTAAAGGCTCATAACGCCTCTACAATCGTTAATAACGGGTTTATACTGAAACTGACAAATGATCTTGAATTTAATACTACATCCTCTATACGTTTAAAATACTTTAGTGGAAACACTAATACAATATACCCTCCGTACTTAGAATTCGGATGGAATGATACTGTTTATAGTAGTACATTGACGGAATTAAGTACAAGTGACGCAACTATTAATATTAAAAATAATAAAGGGGAGTATGTAGATGCCGGAAAGCAAAGATTTAGAGTACATGCAAGACCTAAATATCCTACAAGAACTTTTACAACAGGATCTGTATACCTAACTAACTATAAACTACCTGCTGCTTCGTATTGGGGATTAAGAGATGAACATACAGAAGAGATGGTAGTAGATTTTAATACAGTTTTTACAAAAATAAGTGCAGATAATAACGGAAGTTATTTTGATGTTTACATGGAAGGGTTGCAACCAGAGAGATATTATCGTATATTAGTAAAATCAACTCTTGATGGGAGTACAACAGTGGTAGATAATGGTAATGTTTTTAAAATAGTACGTAATGGCTAATAACCCGGTACCAGTTCGGAAGACGGTATATAATAAAGAACATATTAATAAAGTTGTAAAAAGAGAATTTACAACCTTTAAACAGCCTGTACCTGAAAATACTCAGTTAACTATTGAAGACTTCTTTGCATTATACGAAGAACTTTTTTATGAAATTCCAATTAACGGAGAAGCTGGAACCCATGAATATTTAATAAAAAGAAGCTCAGAATTATACAGGTTAGATGATTCTACTGCCGATATACAACCTCTCTTAGATGAAATAACAAATCTAAGAGCACAGATTATAGATAACGAAAGCGAGATTATTGCATTACAAGAACAAGTAGCTAATCAGAATGTCAAAAACTAATTACATAGTATCCACAGGAGTTCCTAGTCAATTAGGTATAGTGACTAAAAACCTAAATGAAAAAGATAGGAATTTAGTAGATAACTTTTACCTGAATAGTAATTTTAAACCTGAAAAACATACAGTAGAGTTACACGTATATGGAGTAGATGATCAGCGGTTATTTTCTGTTGATTCCTACTTTCCCGAGTTTAATCATATTACATTTACACAATACGAATCAGGTAAAATATCTGAGCTAAATATATCCCCAGAAGCAGACGCTAGCCAATTAGGATACAGTTATGGACAAGTTAGTTTACTCTATAACTTCTTAAATAATCTATATAGCAACGATAATTTTATTTTTGAAGGTAACTTTTTCATAGAAGAATTATCGTCTGATAGAACAGAAATTTTAGCGTTAAGTAATGAAGTATCTTTACAAGATCTAATTAAATTTACTTCTGAAATTAAAAGAAAACTAGAAAGTCTTTCTTATTTTCAAGATTTCAGATTAAATTTTGGAGATAACAGGTTATTGATAGGTATTAATATTGATCTTATAGATTATAGAGGAGGAAAAGCTTTAGCTATAAAGCTATATGAACCTTTACCGGTAGATTTTGAATTTAAAGATACGTTTAGAGTAGTTGAGTTAGTATCAGACTCTGTAGTGTTTGAAATCGATACAGAAGTAATACCGGATGAAATAGTATTTCCTCATTTAAAAGGACCTAATTTTGATATAGAATTAGTAGAGGATAATAATAACCCTACAGGTTTTTTTAATTATAATGAACTATTTAGCTACCCGGTTACTAGTTCTTATTACGAGTTATACTCTTTATTTGAAGAGAGCAGCGCTCAAATTAGCATAGACCATAGCAACTATTCAGACTTTATAAACTTTTCTTCAGCAGAAGAGAGATTAAGAAATTTTAAATATAAAGTAGATTTAATAAAATCATACGAAACTTCTTTGCAAACTCTAAGTAATACAGGGTACATAAGATTCGGTATTACGGGTAGTAGAGATTATTATGAATCTTTAATTGAAGGTATTGTAAATAACTTTGACCATTACGATAGATTTTTATATTTTGAAAGTGGATCTAATAGCTGGCCTAAATCTAACACTACAAGACCATTTAAAAACCAGGCAAGTTCCACAGCACAAGCATCAAACTGGTATAGTGGTCAATTAGAAATTGCTTCTAATTTTGATGTAAGTAACTTAAATGCATTAACGAATACATTACCAGTATTTTTAAGAGAAGATCAAGGTAACAATCCTGCTCTCCTTTTTATTAATATGCTCGCACAACATTTTGATAATATATGGATATATCAAAAAGCTGTAAGTGATAAGTATGATGCTGATAATAGAATTAACTTCGGCATATCTAAAGACTTAGTAAGAACTACTCTAGAAAATTTTGGAGTTAAGTTATATAATAGTAACTTTAACTTAGAATCTATATTTGGAGCATTTATAGGTGAGTCTTATATATCCGGAAGTGAACAAATAAACGAATATAAAATAATTACCTCAGGTTCTACAAATGCGTATTTACAACCAATGCCATTTGACAACTACCAGAAAGAAGTTTATAAAAGAATATACCATAACCTACCTTTATTAACTAAAGCAAAAGGAACTGAAAGAGGTTTAAGAGCTTTAATAAACTCATTCGGCATACCTTCTCAGATTTTAGAAATAGGTATTGCAGGCGGTCAAAAAATAGGACCAGGTTTTTATGGACCAACAGAACTACACCATAGTTCTTCTTTAAAATTAAGAACAGATAATGACGGTACAGTTATTACTGGTGATGCATTATCAAATTACACTTCTATTGTTAGAAGAGAATATGAGTACTCTGATGACTTAAATTTTGTTGAAGTAGGATTAGCTCCTTCTAAGAATATAGATAATTATATAGTTTCTCAAAGTGCTGTATTAGGTTTTTCAAACTTTAACATAGACGACTATATTGGTGACCCTAGAGACTCTTATAAATCTGAATACACTGCATTAGAGAAACATCGTAAAGTAATACTAGGAAATCTAGATAGATATGACCTAATGGATTATATTAGGTTAATACGTTTTTTTGATAATGCTTTATTTAGAATCATTAAAGATTTTATACCAGGTAGATCAACAGCTATTACCGGTATTATAATTAAACCTCATAAGTTAGAAAGAAATAAAGCAAAGCACGTAAGTGTTAGTACTATATTCCAAGACTATTCTGGGTCAATAGATACTGCTTTTACGGTAGGAACTCACGGAGGATCTTATACACAGTTAGTAGAGAGAAGTACAGCATACTCGGAAAGAATTGTAGTTCCTTCTGGATCTGCTATGACCTTTAGACATAATTACGAAGAACCTAAATTTAATGGAGAGTTAAGTGGAAGTAGAATTAAAATTACGGACGGTGAATTAAATAGAGGAAACAGAATTAAAAAAGGATCACAACCAGAGTTAGCATTTAGGATAACATTCATAAACCAATCTAACACTATTCCTAGAGATTGTACTATCACATTCACAGTAACTCAAATAACACCTGCACCTACAGCTGCTCCAACTGCCGCACCAACACCTAGTCCTACCGCTGCACCAACCGCAGCCCCTACTCCTAGTCCTACCGCTGCTCCCGTGACACCTAGTCCTACAGCCGCCCCTGTGACACCGGCACCAGTAACACCTGCTCCCGTGACACCTGCTCCCGTGACACCTAGTCCTACCGCTGCACCAGTTACTCCAGCACCAACTACACCTAGCCCGACTAGCTCTCCTCAGTATGACTATTTCTTTGCAGATGTATTCGCCTGTAACGGGGTAAATAGTTGTACCGAATCTATAGATACAATCTATGTTATGGTTAACGTAAATAACCCACCACCAATACCAAATAAATTCTACGTAACATCAACTGGTCCAGATGGATATGCATATAGAGTAAATTCTGCAACATTTAGTTCAGGAGTCGCTCTAGAACTAGGAACACAATTCGGCTCTTTCAATACATGTGCACTTGCTTGTATGACATAGCACTAAAAGCATTAAATACTACTATACTTAACTAATTATAATAAAAAGTGACAGAATTAGACTTTATCAATATTGACCCAAGCGCTACATTTTCAGACAACATAAACGTTTTCTATAGTAGCAGTGTGGTAACAGGTAGATCTTATGCTGATTTAACTTTAGGTAGAGTAGCCTTTACAGGCATGACAATACCTTTTAGGTATATTGCTCAAAATATTGATTTACAGCAGACTATATTACAGGCCGAAAATATTACTTTTAAATATTCTAATGCAGGAGATATAAATGGTAAAAAGAATATAACAGCTAATATTATAGAAAGAGTAAGGAGATCAAATTATTTCTTTATAAGACTACAACCAGTCTTTCTAGAAAAGAGTCAATTTGGCGCTAATAACATACCATTAGGTGATGGTATTAATTGGACTGCATTTGACAGTACTGTCGATCCACAATTCCACTACATTCAATACGTACAGATACCTTCTGAAATTATATTTAACCCCTACATATCCACAGTATTTAATAATAGTTCAGATAACCCAATATTAAGTAATG